GATACCTGCTTATCAGGATCGTACTGAGGCATTGTATTAAACATAATAGGACCATTACTAAGTCTCATCATCTCACCATCTGGTTTCTTTACACCAAGAAGTGTTAGGTTTACTGAGTTATTCAATGGTGCACCAGTCACCTCTTCTTTAGCAAAAGCAGCTACAGCCATCAATGGCGAAAGTGCAATTGCTCCAAACAAACTACGTCTATTCATTTACCACTCCGTTCCAACCATATTACCATTATACTCGTAAATGTAAGAAAAGTCAACACCATATGCAGGTACTACCAAAAGTTTTTCTGGCATATTGTTCTCATTTAGTTTACCTAATGTACTATGAATAAAAATAGTATCAGGAAACTTATCAGGCGTAAGGCGACGAAGGATGTTAGCTTGTAAATTGCATTTGTCTTTTAAACGATCAATTTCTTTTTCAAGTTCAACTTTATCACTGCAATGATTACAATAATATCCTTCTGAACAGGATTCACCATGACCCATCATGTCACCACAACCTAATTTATACGTCATAAATTATTTCCAAATCATGTATAGAAAAAAGATAATAATAAGTGTGTTACAAATTTGGTTAGCCGCCATATCACTCATCATTCAGACTCCCGCCAAGCGACCACGTTCTTGGGATCGTCGGGATAGTTCTTCACGGGGACCCGAGTGCGCTCCATCTTAGTCACCACCTCGCCGTCAGCGAGCATGACGTCGATGAGCCTGCCGTTGACTCGGAAGTCTGCGGGGCTGTTATGGTCTGTCGAGTGGGTCATCGGGCGCCACAAGCGTTCCTTCTTTGGTGTCAAAGGTTTCTGGGTGCCTAGAACCTGATTGTCCTTCATATGCATCTCTGCAACAACACTCTCAAGCCACTTGTATTTGATCTCGAGATCACTCAACCGTTTCTCTGTATCATTCTTTGGCTTATCTGGCATCTGATCGACCTTGCCATATAGATCTTGCAATTGACTTTCAATAAAAGCTAGTTTACGTTCTGCGCTATAATCCATCTTCTTGACCTTCCTTAATATAGTACGATGCGGTGTACTTGCGATGACTTCTACCTTGCCGGAAAGAACTTGTCGATCTAGCACGCTATCGATAGCATAAAAACTAACATGAACGTCATTTGTATTCAATTCATTAAAGATGGCCTCGCGAGTGAATGTCTGATCACCTCGCATCATGTCGATCCAGTGCACTACCCGCCGTGCGTTTTCAATTCCCGTGTCCATCACCATCTCCATAATCAATCAATAAGTCATTATAGCACATTAGGATTAAATGTCAACTGTAGCCAATGTACTCACCGCAGAAATCTTCTTTGTCTTTCTTTATCGATTCAGGATAGCGGTGGCACATGATCTTCTCATTAGAGTCATGAAGCTTCTCCTCAAGCTGGGAGATGCCGATCGTGTACATGCGCTCCACGTAGAAGTTGCGACTCAAAGCCGGCTCACTCTTGAGCTCAACGAGACGTTCTCTCTTACTATTGATAAGAGACTTAATAGAGTCGACGTCGACCTCGATCTCCCTTGAATATATACAGCGCTCACATGCCTTCACTTTTCGTCCTTCCTCATCTTGTCCATAAGAGCCATCAGCATATCGCTGACTTCATGGCGCATATTATAACCATCGTTCATCCAGAGCGTGGCGTTGATGTCGCTCAACTCCTTGATGTACTCGCCGAACACCTCGTATATCAGCTGCTGGCGACTGTTGGAGACGACGTGGTCGATGAATCCATCTACGGAAGCATCTGAATAGTGTATATCCGTTTTGCAGTATAACTTCAGAAAAGCGTCGACCTGTGCCGACCCGCCTGCAAACTTATGTACGCTAGTCTCAATCGCCTTGGACACTTTACTCATTGTTCATTTACCACTGCATGCCAAACAAAACCAGCTTCGTCGATGACTGATCCTACGTGTTCGCCATTAAAGTCTACACCAGTAGGAAACAAACGTATCAATCCTTCAACAGAATTGTCATCAACTAAACACCACACATATACCATGTTATTTTGAATGCCTACTAGTTTTGGAATACCCTTAAACTGGATATCAGTAAAATAAAGTGGACCGTACTTATAAATTTTCTTCATCGATCTAACTCCGCCAAATCTATAGCCAATCGAGCATGGAACGTATCTTCACTATCATCATAAACGACCGCAATTGCTCGATCTCATCACGTGCTTTTGTAATATATTCAACGGGAACCAAATGGCACTTACCGCATTTGCAATCGCCCATATAACGAAGAGCAGTTCTTTCATTTAGTTGATCAACAATATCCATCAGTTACCTACGATCTTTTTCTGTTTGATGTTTCCATTCTGGTCTTGGAGAATGAACATGACATGCATTGGTCTTTCTGGATACGCTTTGTCGTAAACAGGTATCTCTTTGATGATCGTCCACTTAGAGCGAGTGAACAGCAGGTCCCATAACCAACGCAGCATCACTTGACCTCGATGCAGTATTTGTAATTCATTTTCTCGAAGAAATTGAGAATACGATCATCTAGTTCTTCCCAATCTTCATTGGTAAGAAATTCATGGACCAAGTTGAACGCACCAGCAACATCCTGTGATACGTCCAACTCAATCTTACTACCTACAAACTTACTCTTTTTCATGACCAATCTCTGTACCAACATCATATTAACATTATACCATATTCTAAGAATAAGTCAAGCCATTTCTTAGATGCGACTACCTTCGTAAGCCACATATCCTAAACATGCAGTAATAATGAAAAGACCAATTAATACAAATTGAATGACCATTTTAATCTCCTGTGTAAATTTCGTACATCTTCTCAAAGATGTCCTTTTTGTTGAACCAATATTCTCCTTCTGGTCCTTTGATGAGGTAATCTCCCTCCACCGCGACCATTTTGCCTTCCAATGTATATATGGATAATTTGTCCGCAGCGTATGAATTAATTGTAATTTTATTTTGAACACGTGCTGTTTCTACCCAGTCAGGATAGTTTCCTTGATTGACCAACTCCAACAGATCAATCTGCCAAGCATCGACGGGAATAGGCTTTTTAATATACTTCATGATTAAACTCCAAAGTGTTTTTTAATGTCGTCAACGATACTCTGTGTGATAATAGAAACGTGCTTCTTACCATCTTCATCGATGTGCACTTGTTCCCATTTAGAAATTTTACCTACTATCTGACCAATAAGTGATTCCGTATACATACGTAGTTCATTGATGTCAGCAGTAAAATACTGATCATCATCCTCAGTCATTACAGGACTCAAAAGAATGCCAAACTCATAGCCAAGTTCGCGAACAAAAGAGTTATCCATTATTAAATCCTTTCAACGACAGGTTTACCAACTATCTGACCAACATGTGTGTTCGAGAGTGTACGTACATAACGAACAGCATCAATAAACGAAGAGAACTTCTTCGTGCGGTCAATGAGTAGCCCACCCTTATCTAATTGCTTGAACGTATACGTTACTTTAAATCCGTCCGACATGGTAGTTCCTTTCAACATCATTTAACAAACATACCTTGATTCTTATAAAAAGTCAACACCTTTGATATATATCCAAAGAAAAACACAAAAAGCAACGGAGGTCGCTGCTCCGAATAGGAAACCGAGTATGAACATCATTTGCTCTTACTCTTACGGGTATACGACCCTTTCCCCTTCTTCGGCCGAACAATACGCTGAGCATATTTCCGCGACGACAACTCTTTGGCATAGACACTTCTGGACATCGTTTAATCCTTTCCAAGACGACATTACTGATTATACCGTAATGGCCGAGGAAGTCAACACTTTTCTTGGTCGTTTTTTGGAAGATAGTTGTTGATTTCTTTTTATAATGAGGTATACTTATCTTAAGGTTGAAATGGAGAGTTTGATGGCTTATGCGCCCCACGATATTAAGACGGTCGGTCGTTTCGAGGAAGCTTCCTACGGTAAGACGTTTGAGTACGCACTCAACGATGAAATGATTCTATCCGTTCCCGCTCATGGCGGAAAGAATGTGGTATTCCCCCACCTGATATATGTCGGTCCCGAAGGTCAGGACACCTGCAAGGCATTAGTGAAGGGGAATGTGGCTCACGTGATTATCGACGAGGACGAGAACGGCTGGGTCGTCGAGAAATGGAATATCAAAAAACATAAGAAATGGGGTTGACTTCTTCTGAGAATAGGTTATACTAATCTTAAGGTTGAAATGGAGATGAAAAGATGAAAATGTTTGAAATGACTCAACGAGCATATACCAGAAGCCTTTTGTCCGACGTTTCCGAGGGAATGTTTGACAAAGATAATCTTATCCGTGATCTCCTTAACTGGATGAGCGAAAAAGACGTCAAAGAATTCTGTCAGGCCAACGACATCTATTCGGAGTCCGAGGATGAAGAAGAAGAAGATGAGGACGAAGGTCGCGATTGGGGTATGGAATGGTACGACACGAGCATGGAATTGCAAGCCTGAGATAATTGTTGAATTCTTCTGAGAATAAGGTATAATGGTAATATGATGGAAAAGGAAAAAGAGATGACTCTGGTCGAAGCATTAGGATTGATCGCTGCATCGGAATTTAAGCCATTTACAGACGCCGACTGGTATGCATTCAGTGGGTGTGAAACAGCTGATCCAAAAATAGCCTATGATGAAGACCTCGGTCTTACTATTATTATTGACGGAAATACTATCGATTTCATCGACGATGAAGGTGAATCTGTTAATATTCTTAAATTGATAACTAACTGAGGATTATATATTATGTCAACACGTTCAATGGTCGCTTTCGATAATACTTCTGAAGTAGTTTCTATGCGAGTTCACTTCGATGGATATTTAACTGGAGTAGGTCATACTTTGCTCAATCACTATACTACCGTAGACAAAGTAGAAGATCTGATGGAATGTGGATATGTATCTTCATTGGAAACAGCGATAGAGTATATGCCAAACAATCCAAATGAACGTCCAGTGGTTCATAGTAACATCAAAGAACTGATTGCTGATTTTGAAACATCTGATGCTGAATATCTTTACGTATTCGACGGTAATGAATGGGCTTACACCATGAGGGATCATAATCGGCTTATTCCTTTCAGCGAGGCATTCGCGTAATAGGTGTTGACTTCTTCTGAGAATATGGTATAATAATCTTACGGTTGAAAAAGGAAAAACAAATGACTGACATGAATCTCGTTCTCTCGTTCGTAACTCTCGATGCCAATAATGATCAGCTGAATAACATTATGGAGGCTGTTAAATTTCGTCGGGATAAGCTGGCCCGTCTTAATCGGTTTGCCATCGCTGTCGGTTCCGCCGTCAAATTCTCGCATCGTGGCGTAGATTACAACGGAACTGTCAAATCAATTAAGGTGAAGAAAGCTGTCGTTGAATGCAAACACCCGAATGCTGTCTGTGCCTACGACTCGAAAATGCGTTCGGTTGCTCCTACCATCAATTATACTGTTCCTCTGAATATGTTGGAGGCAGCCTAAGATAGGGGTTGACTTTTTCTTAAAAGTATGGTAGAATATGTCTATGGTTGAAGAAGGAAAGAAAATGACAGTGAACGAAATCGCGGCTCAGATCCGCAGTGGTTTTTTTGGTGATCGCGAAACTCTTCAAGAAGCGTTTGAATATGCTGAGCAAATTGCCAGAGCGAGCGATAATCCCGCAGCAGTTATGTCCGCAATAATGGTCGTTGCTAATACAATTTCGAAAAAGCTGAAGGAAGCACAATAATGCGTTTGGATTATCACTCTTTTGAACAAACTGCACAAGCTGTTTATATTATGAATCCCTCGGCGCAAGAGCAATATCACTCTTGGGAAGATCTTCGTTCTTTCATGATTTCTATGGCATATCAATATGCGCATTATGTAACATCTTTTTCTACTGGTGGGTTTCAGTTGTCGTTTTCTCCGTCGTCAAATGATACTGACAGGAAATATGTCGTGGCGTCAGTTTCGGCTTATACCGCATTGCGATATGTTCAATCAAAAGAAAAGAAACTAGCTGCATAATAAGTGTTGATTTTATTTCAATTACAAAGTATACTAATCTTACGGTTGAAACGGAGATGAAAATGTTGAATCTTACGAAGCTGAACGAAGTTGAAATTGCTGAAATTCTCGAAGCGAACGGGTATAATTCCGACGGTATTTTAGAAGTAGAATATCTTCGGACAAATGATCGCGATCAGGTTATATACAAAATGCTCTGGCACGACGATATCGCCGACGAATTCGGTTCCTCTAACATTTTCTTGCATTACATGTCAAATGGCACGATTTGGGCGGACTATCAGTAATTGCGGTGTCGCAATTCTTGTTGACTTCTTACTCTTATTGTAGTAAGATTATCTTATGGTTGGTTGTGGAGAGAAAAAGATGGCTAAATTCGTTGTGAAGATTGAATATACTGGATACAAGGTATTCGAGTTTGATGCCAATGATATGGATGAAGCATACGAAACAGCACAGCGAATTGAAAGCATTACTAATCCTTCCGAGGAACGTATGAACGAAGAGATTGTTCATATTGAAAAGAAATTTGGCGATGTATTTCGTTCAAATAACGCTTGACTTTCTCTCTATCTTATAGTAAGATAATCTTATAGTTTGTAACAAAGAGGATTTAAATTATGGCGAGAGGTGTTCCCAAGGCTGGCTTCCGTGCGAAGCGTACTTCCGTTGCTGAAAAGATGTCAGCTATAAAAGTCAATTATGATGTACAGTCCAATGAGACCGACGCAGAAGTCGAGGCTCGTTTGGCTGAGCGTTTCGACATTCTCGAGGTATTGACCGAGGCTTGTATCGTCGGTAATGCCCGTGCGCTTATCGTTTCTGGTCCCGCTGGCCTCGGTAAGTCTCACACGGTCGAGGCTGCGCTCAATCACTGGGATCCTAATGCTATCAATCATACGGTCGTTAAGGGTTATGTCCGCGCTACTGGCTTGGTCAAAATGCTTTATCAGTATCGCGAAGATGGTCAGGTCATTGTATTCGATGACGCCGATGCGATTTTCTTCGACGATATTTCTCTTAACCTTCTTAAGGCAGTTTGCGATACAACCGAACGTCGTCGCGTTTCTTGGTTGTCCGAGGGCGCTCTTATTGATGAAGAGTCAGCCGAGCGTATTCCACGCACGTTTGACTTCAACGGTACTATCATCTTCATCACGAACTATGACTTCGATGCCATGATTGATCGCGGTCATAAGCTGGCTCCGCATCTTCAGGCGTTGGTTTCCCGTAGCCACTATATTGATTTGGCTATGCACACTCGGCGCGATTATCTGATCCGTATTCGTCAGGTAATTAAGCAGGGGTTGCTTTCTGATCTTAAGACCGATGAGCGTAATGACGTCATTGCTTTCATTGAGAAGAATCATCCACAGCTTCGCGAATTGTCGCTGCGTATGGCTCTTAAGGTTGGTAACATTCGTAAGAGCAATAAGAATTGGGAAAAGATTGCGAGGATTACATGTTGCAAATAACTGTAAGAGTTAAGAATAGTCTCTGGGAAAAACGAGCACTCTATGGCTCGTATATCCCAGAGACTAACACATATACAGGGACAGTAGTTCCTCGTCCGAAGTGGGTCGGTGATGATTCATTTTGTTTATCGACAGGCGAACGGAAGTTTAAATTCCGTATTATATCGAAGGACGATGTTGTTGATGGGTTGTTATTGTCTGCTTAATTACAGATGGAGGACATAAGGGGGATGAAGCTTCGCATAGAATGACATGCGATATAGTCGGAAACACCCCATATGATAAGTCCAATCCAAACAAAAGTAGGTAATACTATAAAGATACAGAATAGAGCCCAGAATAGTTCCCACATCTCTTCTCTTTTTCTTTCTGCTTGTACTCTTAATCTATGCGCTTCCTTTGCAGCCTCTGCTCTTGCTTTATAGAATTCCTGACGCTGGGCTGGGCTCATACGAGCAATCATTTGGGCTTCTTGTTCAGCCGCGATCTCGCGCATTGCTTGTTCGCGTAATGTATTATTATTACGGACGATTTGATTATTAATTTCAGTGATTCTATTCTGTGCTAATATCTTTTTGTTATTAGCATCTTTTTGTGCAGGAGCATTTCTTACTACATCTACGATGCCGAATACTGCATCTGTTACGCCTTTACCGTAAGACTCGCCGAGTTTTGCAGCTTTATCTGGATCTAATGGAATCATATCATTCTCCTAACTTAATATTAAACTATGAAAGATAATAAAAGTCAAGTAGAATAGTATGTGCCAACAGCGTATTTATGGTTGATTTTATATCAAAAGAGCGGTATAATATCTTTACGGTTGAAAAAGAGGGATTGATATGTGGGGTAGTGAGATTGAAGTGGAAGTCAAAAATCGAATCGATTTGGCGGCTGCAGCCTATGCCTACGAGTATATGAATACGTCCATTATGTCGGATGCTGACTTTGATGCTTTGTCGTTGAAGATTGACCCTAAGCTGAAAACAGGTAATAAGAAAATGGATAAATTCTTTATGCAGCAATTTGATTTATCGACGGGGATGTGGATTCACAAACACCCAGAGAAAGAAAAACTGATTCGTATCATTAAACTCAAACAGAGGAAACGGTAATGGAATTTACGCTTACTTCGGGAACATTTCGTGTAACAGATCCATGCTATGATGGATTGTATTGGACATCTGGAATCATCGGCATTATTAATAATGCACGGAAGGGTAAGTGGAAGGGTGTCGTTACTTCTCCATGGGGAATGCAAAGTAGAGTAGCTGAACTGCAGGTAGTGCAGGAGAATTATACTACGGCAAGTAAGATGTGGGAATCAGCTGGTTTTTCCGTTGTGGTTGACTCAGGTCAGGCTGGTTTCTTCGATGCTGCTCTGTATCCAGAGTGGTCCGAGGAGAATAATTTCTATGATACTATTTGTAAGGGTGCTCTCAGCGAGGATCAATATGCAGTAGTTCCATTTGGCATTGCTTCTTCGACAGGCTACGGAGATGGTGAATACAAATGTTACGTTGCAAAGAATATTGAGGGCGAAGTAATCGCCGCGAAGATTGTCTTCATTGGTGACGAGGACGAAGAATAATCTCCTGTTGACTTTTACTTCTTTCTGGGCTATACTATATTATAAATTGAAACGGAGAACGAAAATGCCAAATTGGGCGTATAATTCAGTAACAATATCCCACACCGATCCAGAGATGATGGAGAAATTCCGTCAGGGCGTTGAGGAATGTAATCTCCTCGAGACATTTATCCCTATCCCCGCTGCATTAGTGAACACTACAGCCCCATCGACGGAAACGAACGAGGATTTACTCCGCCTCTACGGATCCGATAACTGGTATGACTGGAATTGTAAGAACTGGGGTACGAAGTGGGATGTATCGAATGGGTCATTTGACCTTGACGAGGATAAGTTATCAGGTAGTGGATACTTCGAGACAGCATGGAGTCCTCCAATTCAGGCATATGAAAATTTGAAAAAGCTTGGATTTGTTATTGACGCGACGTATACCGAGGAGAGTATGGCATTTGCTGGCCGATACCAGAGTATTAGCGGAGATGACTATTATGAGATTGACTTCGACGAGGAGAACTGGCGTGAAGACATTGACGATCCAGAGGTATTGGAGTTGTTAGAGTCGGAATATGAGTCATGGTTAGAGTTTCGGGAGAATCAAAATGATGAATCGGGTGAGTAATTTCTTTAAGGTATTTGCAACTGTATTCTCCATTGTTATGGTAATTGCAGGATTTATTGTTGCATTGAAGTATACTATGGATTATGTACATCAGTATGGTGGAGAGGTAGGAGAGTTTTTCCTTTTCGCAGTAGTAGTATCGGGAGTATTTGCAGTATTTTCTTCTATGATGTTCTTTGTGGAACCGAATAATGAGTAAGATATTTTCTGCAATTGTTATATTTTGTAGTAGTATGGTAATCAATTATCTCTTTGCGGATAATATTGCTGCAATGGTATCATGTTATGGTACGGTAATTATGTTAATGGTTGCTGATCTGTACATTGTATTGAGTCTGCCGAAGAAGGATCCATGGGACGAATGAAGGTCTGGAATGTAATAGAGACGGAGCAGGAACTACGTTCTATCCCCCTCGATGAGTTTATACATCGGGGGGAAGCATCGCACCCGATAACATTTCGCCCATATGCATTCTTACAGCATAGAGAGAATAAAGAGCAGTATATATTATTGCCAATGCAGGTAGAGGTTATAGAAAATGAAGAGTAAATTAATAGAGAAAATCGATTCACTGACGGAAACACAGATAGAAATCCTAGTTAAGATCATAGAGAATAATGATTACTCTATAGTAGAGAACTACTACTATCAGAGAGAGAAAGAGAAGAAGTTCTGGGAAGAACATAGCAAGCCATGGAATAATACTACAGAGTATGCTAAGTATGATACAACTAATGCATATACAAAGGAAGAAACAAATGGAAGAAACCATCTCCAATCCCGAGACCAACTCTAATACCAACCCTGAGACCACTACTATCAGCCCTCCGACCACTACTCCGACCAACTCCCATGACCAAGCTAGAGACCAAATATAATGGCGAGAGTAACAAAAAAGTCAATGATCTCTGGAGTAGTAAGGACTATGGAAATACCTCAGTATACACAGGAAGAATTCGATAATAGGTATATTCTATGGAGAGAAGGTAAAATACTACTACAAGATGCATTCGAAGATACCTCTGCCAATGCAAGAGAGTTTATTAAGACTGGTATGACAGTAGAAGAATGGGATCAATACATTACTACTGGAGCATAACACAATAGTGTTTTCCCCTAGTAACGGAGTGTTTCGTCGTGGTATTCACTAAAATGTGGGGGATTTATAGGGGGATTTAAATCCCTCTTTTTTTAATGTGAGCGTTGTTTGATCGTCATAAATCGACGAAAACGAGGTAGATGCGGTGTCGATGCTCGTCGATCGGTGTCGATGCTTGTGCTCTACATCGTGTTACTTTGCGTCATCGCACTATTACTACTGTGCTATACTATTCTATACTGTGCTACACATTAAACTATACATCGATGCTTCGCGGATAGTTTCAGACAACCAAATATAAGTATACCCCCAACGAATCAAAAAGTCAACCCCTCATTTTGGGTTTCCGCAGCGGATTCCGTTACCCATCAAAAGTTCGGGTGCACTTAGAATCTCTTCTACCCGCTCTAATCGGGGAATCACTTATTAATATACCGTATATCCCCCAAAAGTCAACAAGAATCTTTGCGAAATTAAATCTTTTTTCGATGAGATATCGCTTGACTTTTCCCGAAAATGCGGTATATTTAATTATAAGTTGAAATGGAGAGTTTGATGGAAACCGATTTATCCCGCGCTGAAGCCCTCGTTCTGCTCGCGAAAGCCCAATTTCGCCCGTTCCGTAATGAAGACTGGTACGCATTCGGGAACTGCGAAACTAAAAAGCCATTGATTGCCGAGGAAGTTTCCTTCGGGGAAAGCGACTCCGACATTTATATCGGCGAGGATTTGTATACGATTGTCATTGACGGCGACACAATTCTTTTCGTTCGCGAAAGCGACCATTTTGGCGGTCAGCAATTTAAGTTGAAAGAAATTTAGTTGTTGACTTTTCCCTCGTTTTGCGGTAGAATATCTTATAAATTGAAACGGAGACTCCTATGCTTTTATCCTCTGCCACTAAAGCTGCCCAATCCGCCTCGCTCGCCGAGATGATTGCTGCGTTCCAAGCTGCTGGCGGATCGGTCGTGCAGGTCGAAACTGGCGTTGCACACGGTCTGAAGAAAAAGAAGTTCATCCGCAAATAAGTGTTGACTTCTCCCGAATTTGCGGTATACTTAATTATAAATTGGAAAGGAACTGAAATGTCTAAAGCACCTACGAAGACTTCTCTCGCGATTGAAACCATGAACGCGAACGCGAAGAAGCCAATGGCTAATGTTATCCCGTTGATCGCCGCAGCTTCTGGCGTGGATCTGCGTCTCGCCAAGAACTATTATCTCTGGGCTGTCCGCAAGGGACTCGCTGCTGGCACGGTCGAAAAGACCGTGAAGCAAAAGACCGTCAAAATCGCAACGGTCGTCAAGAAAGCTGGCAAGGCATTCGCTGCCAAGAAGGCAAAGGAAGCCAAGCCAGTAGCGACAAAGACAGACGCTGTGAAAGCCATCAAGGAAGCGAATTTGAAGCGCATGCAGGAAGTTGCTGCGAAGAATAAGCGTTCGTTCGATGGTGCTCGTGGCGCAAAGTTAGACCCCAAAGTTCAGCGGGAAGAGTTGGCAGCGTATGAAGCCGAGTTGGACTCGTTCGCCGTGCCGAAATTCCTGAGCAAGGCACAGCTGAACGCACTCGTGTAATCAGTTGTTGACTTCTTCTGAAAAGAGCGTATACTGGTATTATCGATTAAGGAGAATCACATGAATCGTTACCGCATTGTCTATGATGGCTTCCAGCCTCACATCCCAGGCTGCAACTTCGCCTCGGTCATCTATCACAACCGAACGCATGGTGCGACACCTAGCTCGTGTCAGTTCTTTATACTCGACATAGACGACCGTTGGAACACTGATCTTCTCTGAGGAGCAACTTATGCTACACGACATCGAGACTGTTACTATGGCCTACCTACCAGTGATCAGTCTACTCTTGGGAGCAGGAGTAGTAACTGCAATCTACGAGTGTTTCTTCATGACCAAGGACCAAAACCAATGAACAACATCAGCATCCTCGTTTCCGACGCACATGGCATCTACGTACCGAAAGTATTCACAGAGAACTACGATCTTTCGCTGTGGAATAACATCGATGAAGACGACATCGCTACGATAGCAGATGGTCCAGAGAACGAGTATTACTGGGATGCGTGGCAGAATATCCTGTCGAGTGCAGAGTATAAAGCGGACGGTAAGACGTACACTTTGCATCAGGACGGAGATCTATTCGCTGTCGCATACGATAATCTCTCGGAGGAGGAGCGACTCTCCTTCTTCGGGGAATAATACTTTGCATTTACTCGGCTGAACTTTGCCATGGTCGGCATTGTTCTGCCGAGGGGTCCGCCTGTAGAGGTTCCACTGCGGAAGCTAGGGGGACCCGAACGCCTTGCTCCATTCGGCACACATCAGCACGTCTTAAAACTCATTGGTAGCCGAAGCCCTATCCCCCCTCCCCCCCTTTTTTCTCGGACAACGTGAATTTAATTTTTTTCTCCGGACAAAAATAATTCTCTCTAGGTTCAGATAAGTGTTGTCTTATCTGCTAAACAGTAGTATAATCAGTAATGTGATGATTGATAAGGATTATATAAATGGATATTGTAGTGTTTGATATTGATGGAACGATTGCTGATAACACACATCGTCAGCACCATCTAATGGGAGATAGGAAGAACTGGGATTCGTACAATGCAGGTAGCTCCAGGAGACTTTTAATGATTAATGATAAGAATATAATCGACCAAGAAACTCTAGATGCATATAAGAATCATTTGCGAAAGTTACAGCGTGGTCCAGGTGGTATCATGGAGATGAAGCAGACGATCTCTAACAAGGAAACTGAGATTGATCGGTTGCAGAAATATAAGGTCTTTGTTGCCATGATAGCAAATGAGCCATGGGAACTCAGTTATGAGAAGATTGAGAATCAACGCAATTGGTGGTCAAAACTGGCTCGTAAATTGCTGGATGAAGTGGAAGTTGACTGATGGGTGAGGTAGTTTCTTTTACTCGTACGAGAACCATTGAGTATCATGAGGATACAGGGACGATCAATGGTGTCGCAGTTCCGAAACCGAAAACACCTTACGACTATCAGCTGATCATGAAACAGTTTCTTGATCGTAACGACTATGAAGAGGTTATTCTTGGTATCATGGATAGAGAGTATTATGATGATCTAGATCCCGTGCTAAAGAACTTGGTCGATCACTATTTCAATATGGATGCGTAAAAATCATTAGCGGCTTCGCCGCAGGGAAGGTATTTAATGAGTGTCGTAGGCTTTGATACATTTCTAGATCTTAAGATTGTATGGGATGGCAGTGAGAAGTTCGATGTGCTATACCAAAGACATACCGATGAATGGGTTGTAGTTGATTCTTTCCTTCGGGATATTAATGATAGTGACGAAGCGAAGAATGAAGCATATCACTACCTTCGTGTCGTTCAACAAGAAATGATTGCTGCATAAATAACTTAAAGGTGACACATGAAAAAATTACTCCTCATTACCACAGCTGTTCTTACTTTTACAACCTCTGCACATGCCGATGAATGGCGTAGATATAATCACCATGGCGGTGGTAATGGCGGAGCTCTTATCGGTGGCCTAATCGGTGGCATGATTCTTGGAGGTATTCTCGCTCAGCCTCGACAACAATACTATCAGCCTGAACCTCAATATTACCAGCCCGAACCACAATGCTGGCGTCAGCGTTTCGTTGACAATTATGGACGTGTTTTCGTCCGAGAAGTATGCAATTACGGAGATAACTAATGGATTGTGTAGCAATTGGTGATTATATCGCCATAGGTGTAGCCACCCCTCTTTCTTGTGAGGTAAGAGCAGTATCAGATTATACTAGCTCTAAGATAACAACAATTGCAGGTGGTAAATTCCACACCTACTGCGTTGTCTCTGCTGGTACTAATGATCCAAATAGCTCTAAACTAGCCAGTAATTTAGAACACATCCGTAATATGTCTTCATGTAAGGTTTATGTCTGGATCATTCCAGTTGACCCTACGGCAGCTAAGACTGTTAAGACATTGGCTACTTCTAACAGTGATAAGAGTGTTACGATTACTACAGGTCCAGATGGTATCCATCCTGCAAATTATACCGCTCTTGCAGGTTCGATTCAAGCGGTGACTGGTAATTAATTTTTAAAAATAAGTGTTGACTTCTTTTTAAAAATAGGGTATTATATATTTGTAGCGTTGGTGCTGCGGTGAAAAAAAGGATTTTATATTATGGCTCACGAAATTGAAGAAGTAAATGGCGTTGCTCAAATGGCTTATGCAGGGGCTGTTCCTTGGCATGGTCTTGGCACGAAGGTTCCTAATGACCTGACTCCAACTCAGATGCTTGAGGCTGCAGGTCTTAATTGGAACGTATCTAAGGTTCCTGCATATGCCACTATCGCTGGCAATCAGGTCGCTATCGGCCAGTCTGCGCTGGTTCGCTCTATGGACGACAGCATTCTAGATGTTGTTTCTGATGACTGGAATCCAGTTCAGAACGAAGAAGCTTTTGACTTCTTCAATGAGTTTGTTGCTGCAGGTGACATGGAAATGCACACTGCTGGTTCGCTCAAGCAAGGCCAGATCGTCTGGGGCTTGGCTAAGGTTAAGGAATCCTTCGAACTCTTCAAGGGCGATCAGATCGATTCCTACCTTTTGTTCTCTAACTTCCACAAGTATGGCTTCTCGACGGACGTTCGGTTCACTCCGATCCGTGTAGTCTGCAATAACACGCTTACTCTTTCGCTTAATTCTAAGGTTGAGCGTATGGCGAAGATCTCTCATCGTAAGGTTTTCGATCCAGGTAACGTCAAGGAAATGCTTGGCATTGCAACCGATAAGCTCGCCAAGTATAAGGAAATGGCTCAGTTCCTCGGTTCTAAGAAAGCCAAGGACGAAGATATCGTCGAATACTTCTGCCGTATTTTCCCTGTAACTGGTTCTTCTGAAATTAAGAAGAAGGAAGTTTCTAAGAATGCACAAATCGCGATGGACATTCTTCATACTCAGCCAGGATCTGAATACGCTGAAGGTACTTGGTGGCAGCCGTTCAATGCCGTTACTTACTTGACCGATCATCTTATCGGTCGTTCGGCTGACACTCGTCTTACCTCTGCATGGTACGGCTATAACAAGGGTGTTAAAACTAAGGCTCTCGAAGTTGCTATCGAAATGGCTGAAGCAGTATAATAGTAAATAGGGATTTAAAAATGGCACAGCGACCAAAGTTGATTAAGCGCAGCAAGCCGAAGCCTGTTCGCAAAACTCGTAGCGAACAGTATCTTGTGAATGTGAAGTATCTTGGTGATGAACCTAGTGCTGTGCAGATCGAGAAAAGTACGATTCGATCAATCAACTGGTACAATGCCATGTGCAGCAAGGATGAGGCTCGCGAGTATCTAGCTTCTTACCTTGCTGCACACAATCGTCCTTCTGAAGTAAAGAAGGTGGCGAAAATCTCCGATACATGGCTACCTCTTTCTGCTTGCTGGTTGGCGAGAATGTCGATCATTTCTCCAGAAACTGCCAAGAAAAATAACTGGCAATCTTCTATCGATCATTATCTCAAAGAAGCATTTGGTCATCTAGAGCCTGAGAAGAAAGTAACTACCACTCCAAAACCTTCTATTCAAGACCGTATCAAAGATCGTGGCGATGATATTATCGGCGATATTGAGCAGATGATTGATACTGAGGAAGAGTTTTCTCTATATGATTGGCTAAAGAAACACGAAATTCCTGCCATGTATTCGTCAAAAATCATTGAATATTATGGTCCATGGCTCAATGAATTGATTGAAGCCTATGAAGGCAAGATTGAAGGATATACGAATTTCGCGAAAAAACAGCTGAAGGCTCGTATTACTTTCTTTGCTAAACTGCTAGAAGATGCAGCAAAGTACGGTTCTGTTGCTAAGAAAACTCGAGCCACTCGTAAACCAAAGCCAGTATCAACTGATAAACTAGTTAAAAATGTTAAGTTTCAAAAAGAAAGTAATGAGCATAAGATTGCATCAGTTACACCTAACTCTATTATCGGTGCTCAAAGTCTTTGGACTTTTAATACGAAGTATAATACTCTCAGCGTTTTTAATGCTATGGGTCCCAGTGGTCTTAATATTCGGGGCACTACCATTGTTGATTTTGACGAGTCAACTTCTCGATCTATTAAAATTGGTCGCAAAACTAATGAGCGTTTGGAAACTGTTTTGAAGGGTGGTAAAATCGTTCTTAAGCGAATGATCGAGGAAATGGAAAATCCTGCCAATGGTCGTCTTAACGAAAATACTATTCTATTGAAGGTGACGAAATGACAAGAAAAAGTTCAGATATTATTGAAGATTTTATCGACTCATTGGAAAAGTTGATTGATACTTTAGATGATGAATGGCATCACAATGATGAAGGTGAATGGCGTTCAGCAGATAATATTCGTCAAAATATCTTGCCATTTGTTAAAGAAAAATTTAAAGAACATCTTGACGAATACATTGATCGCCGAATCGAAACGTATATAAAGGTAAATAATGCGACTGAGTGATAGGTGGTTTGTAAGCTGGATTTGGCCAAGGTATGGCGAAATATTCGCATGGAATCGTACTAGATTTAATGGTGGTGGTTATATGTTTGGCTCCGCACCTTATACGTATTGGAGAATTGGTCCTATCTTTGTAAAAAGGTATATGTGATGACTGATGCTAGAATCAAACTTCTTACTGAAGGTCCAGGCGGTATTATGGAAATGAAGCAGACGATTGCCAATAAGGAAGCTGAGATTGCTCGCCTACAAAAGTATCGTAACTTCGTAATGTCATTTTACTATGAACCAATGGAGCTAAGTCACCATAAACTACCGAGTCAATATAATCACTGGCAGCAAACTGCTGGTAAGCTGATATATCAAAATGAACCTGATACTGGATTTACTGATGAAGAGCTAGGGCATAGGAATACTAAAAATGAACAAGCGTAAGTTAGTTACTGATAGAAACAGTTTGACTGTCAATACTAAATCTTCTTTTCTTACTGAAGAAAATATCAAGAACATTGAAAAGCATTACAAGGCTACCTATCTCCTTGAAACGTGCGCTAAGGATCGTAACGGTGGTTGGGCTAACTTTCCAGCAGCTATCTTCTATACGGAAACAGCTCACCCAGAAGGTTCAAACTATTTTGCATTGTATGTTACCGAAGATAGGCAGCTGATGATTGCCAATGGTTTGTCTGCAGTAGAGGATGTTGTGTTTAAAGGTTTAGAAACGGAAGGCACTGTTATCTATTCTCGTTACCGTCATGATTATCGAGATGCTGGTAATGGAGCTTTCGTTGATGGTGGAAGAGATTATTTCCGATATGGTGGTGATCAATTCGATGATTATAACATTGTAGAGTTTGTGGTTAATAAAGATAAATTGGAGTTTAAAAATGCTGATTGATATCGATGCTGAGACAATTGATAAGATTTTTCAAAATACTTTGATTCAAGATTATCGTATGCTGTTAAAACAGAAACAAGAGCTTACTGAAAAACTGACAACAGTGTCATTGCACCAATACGAGCTTGAAGATCTTAATGATACAGATCGTTGGCTTTCAGGTATAGGGATCATGATGGAATATTATATTGGTGCTAATTGGAAAGATAAAGTTTGACTTTTCTCTCTAATAAGGTATAATAAATATATTGCTGATGTTGATGACATCTAGTGGAATAGACACTGAGGACGCGGGGGCGGTACCCGCCGCCTCCACCATAGATACATCGGTCTCCATAGTCGGAACAAATATGGTGTAATAGGTTTCTCCGAACACCCGATGTATCTTTGATGGGGGCGAAATAGGATCGACTGGTGTAATAAAGACAAGATCGAGACAATAGCAAAAAACGTAAATGCAAACGATAACAATGCATATGGTCTTCGCCTAGCGGCTTGATCGGAGTTCGGGAGGCACTTGGCAACAGAAGCCTCCCACCTAATTTTATTGGCCTCGTAGCTCAGCTGGACAGAGCAATGGATTTCTACTCCACAGGTCGGGCGTTCGAATCGCTCCGAGGTCGCCAATTTTTGGGGGTGGGTGTTGGTACACAGGGAGTCCTTATAAGGCTTTCAGCGGCAGATTACCGTTCTCGACAGGGTTCAAATCCTTGCACCCCTACCACCAATGGAGATTCAAATGGAAGAATTATCTCTTAACTATTCTGTAGATATGATGAAAAAATACGCATTTATTGACGAACTGAATAATTATTTGAATATTCTTCCACCTGAAGATAAAGATAAAAATAATCCCATAATTGAATATATTGAGAAAAGAATTGCACACATTGACAAGAAATATAAAAAGTGAAAAAATGGTTTTAGAATTGAAGACAAATACCTTTATCGAAGATATCGAAAAGCTTTGTAAAACTAAAAATTTAGAATATATTGATGCTGTTGTTCTTTGGTGTGAGAAAAATAAGTTGGAAGTAGAAACTGCAGCTTATTGGATTAAGAAAGACCCAGCAATGAAAGCGAAGATTCAAGCAGAAGCCGAGAATCTTAATGTTCTTAAACGTGGTGCTCGATTACCAATCTAGGAGTATATTATGCCTTATGTGACTACAGATGTTTGGGTGGACGATCTCGATATTGAAGATTGTGATGATGAAAAGTTGATCGATGAACTCAAGAGTCGTGGGTTTGAAGTTAGTAATCCTGGCGATAAGCTTAATATTGGAAACCTTTACACTACATACATGACAATGTCTCCTGAGTTCTTTGAGAAAGAACTGAAGAAGTTCTTTAATGAAAATCTAAATGTATATGTGAGATGATGTCAGCACTTGAATGTTATCAGGAATACCTCGCTCTGAAGAATCACTTCAGTAAACCTTCTTATGATTATTTTAAATATAATGGTAAGGTAAGAGTTAATGCAAAAACATTCGATGCTCGTAAAGACAAATTGTTCTTTCAGAAACTAGCCAAACATCCAGACGTTCATAGTTTCTTAATTGCTAATCTTTCTGAAAATGAAAAAACATGGATTAAAGAATTAGCATATTCTGAAGTTGCTGAAAAAGTATACAAAGATTGGTCGAAACGCCAACAGTCTTTGTCTTATGTTTTTAAACAGGATCTAACAAAACTTGACCCTGTATTAAAAAATAACTTCAATTGTAAAGAAGGCGAACATCCACTTCTTTTGAGGTTATATCTAGGGAAAGAAATTTCTTTAGAAACACTATGTCTCTTATTAGAATTCTCAGGTGTTAAACAAAAATGGGATTCTAGAATGGAGTACGATTTGGTTTGGGAATCTCTTAAAACCAAAATTGAAAAATATACCCCTTTCATCAAATATGATAAAGACAAAATAGTTAAAATTGCGCTTGACTTTTTTGATGAATAACGGTATACTAAATAATGTTGCGAGTGAATATTATCGCTCAATAAACTGTCATACTGATATTAAACATACGGAGAATACACATGAACTTTTCAAGTCTCAAGGCACAATCTGGCAAGAAGTCTCTCGAAGCTCTTAGCGCAGAACTAACTAAGCTTAGTGGAAACCAAGAATCAAAGGGTGCAGACGATCGTTTCTGGACACCTACGGTTGATAAAGCTGGCAATGGCTATGCTGTTATCCGTTTTCTCCCTGCTCCCCCAAATGAAGATGTCCCATTTATTCGCATGTTCGACCATGGTTTTCAAGGTCCAACTGGTTTGTGGTACATTGAAAATTCTTTGACAACTCTTGGTAAGCAGGATCCTGTTTCTGAGTATAACTCGAAGTTGTGGAATTCAAGCACTGACGATAAGTCTCCTGAACGTGCTCAGGCTCGTAAGCAGAAACGTCGTCTTCACTTTGTTTCTAACATTTATGTAGTTAGCGATCAGGGTAATCCTGCAAATGAAGGTAAGGTATTCTTGTTTAAGTACGGCAAGAAGATCTTCGACAAGCTCAACGAAGCGATGAATCCTCAGTTCGAAGATGAACAGGCGATGAACCCATTCGATCTTTGGGCTGGTGCAAACTTTAAGTTGAAGATTCGTCAGGTCGAAGGTTATCGTAATTATGATAAGTCAGAGTTCGATAAGTCTAAGCCACTTCTTGAAGATGATGAAGATTTGGAAAATGTTTGGAAGGGCGAACACTCTTTGAAGTCGTTCCTTGATCCTTCTAACTTCAAGTCTTTTGAAGAACTTCAGGGTCGTCTTTTGAAGGTTCTTGATGATGCACAGACACCTAAGAATAAGGTTGCTCGCGCAGAGGAAGAAGATCTTCCATGGGCTCGCGAAGATGCTGCTCCTAAGTTTAAAGAATCAGCTGCACCAAAGGTCTCTGCATCTACAGATGATGATGAAGATGATGATTTGATGGCCCACTTTAAAAGTCTGGCACGGTAATATTTGGACTAATTTTTGGTGATGTAAAGGGGGGCTTCGGCTCCCCTTTTTTTATGAGAATTTTACGTTCTTAAGATCGTGTGGATATGCACCTTTTAATTCAGCATACCATGATGGAGCAAATTCATTACCAAAGAATTTTTCAGTATTATGATCCATGCCAACTGCAGATCTTGATGGAGGTTGTCTATAATCATCTGGTGGTCTTGAACCTTCATTACCTCCAGTAGATTTCATAGAAGCTTCTCTAGCAAGTTCAGACATTGCTGTTTGCTCTACACCTCTTCTTGATAAATTTTCACCACGATCATGGCGGGTATCAACACGATATCCGCTTTCTTCATTATTACCACCACCAAGTAGCGATGAAAGTATATTAACACCAGCACCTATAAGACCGCCAGCTCCACCTCTACCACCAAGCATACTTTCCATCATACCCATAGGACCAGATTGAGCAAATCCAGCAGTACCTAATACACCGTGACCTATTTCGCCCTGACTAATTTTTCCTACATTACCAAGTTCTGGGAATGGTCCACCGCCACCGCCACCTTGACCTTGGTTAGCGAATCCAAAACTACCTTCATTTTGTCTTGGACCATGACCCTCTGAGGCAGCGCCACCGCCACCTTGACCTTGGTTAGCGAATCCAAAACTACCTTCATTTTGTCTTGGACCATGACCCTCTGAGGCAGCGCCACCGCCACCTCCTGCATACTGCCAATGCCATGGTTCTCTTGGAATATTACTGAATCCGAATTTTCCTGCATTTTCTTGTAGCCATTTATTTTGTTTGCTGCCTTCTTGATTTGCACCGCCACCTAAATCAACAGCCAGACCCCAACCATGATTTGATGTTCCAGGAGTTGCAGCCAATCCGCCTTGAGAATATAAACCTTTTTGTTTTGCAAGTCTGAGTTGCTCATCATAAGTTCTATATGAATCTGTAACACTCCAAGATATACCTTCAGATTTGGCAGCATCTAACATTTTCTTATATGCATCAGCGGCTTCTGGTTTTAATCTATGATTACCTTCACCGATAGATACTAATTCCGCATCAGGTAAATTACCATTTCCACCTTGATCGCCACCTTGTGATAATTCACCACCACCTCTGCCCATCATAGGATTTGGTGCACTTACTTGTTCTCCACCACTTTCTCTATTGTTACCGCCAGAAATAGGAGTTGTATCAGAACCATTAACTGATGGTGTATTGCCACCTTGTTGTGAAGGCGATGGAGGAACAGCTGTATTAGGTTGAGGTGTTACTGCACTAGCAACTTGAGTTTGCGTGGCGCCACCAGACATCTTTGAGTCTATCGAAGCTAATTTAGAACCATAATCGGGATCTGTAGCATAACCACTTTTAGATTGAGCAGCTATTGCTTCATCTATACTTTTAGCAGCCAGAACATCTTTATATCTTGGATTCTTCATTAAAAAATCAATATAATCTCCAGCTGATTCTGAAGAATCTTTATATGATTTGAAATTTTGTTTTGTGTCAACCATTTTACCGTTGACAAATTCTTGTGTTCCTGCACTAACACTATCTGTATCATTTTTTCCAGCTTTGATACCAAAAGCATTATTACCAACCATATGTTGGCCATAACCAGTTTCAAGCGAAGTTTGTGTAGCCCCTAATTTGGCAATAACTTCTGGATTTGGAACACCTTTTTCTTTTGCTGCTTTCAATAAAGAACTATACATTTTATCATAATATTCTTTTTGTTCTGCAGATGCAGGTTTATTAGATTTTGCAGTTTCACCAGCTGGCGCACCACCTTTAGGTATTGTTGCTCCTGGCATGTTTTCGAAGCCAGTTTGCATTTTATTTTCTTTAGCTACCATATCGCCAGCAACTGTGCTAATACCTAAAGCACCTAGACCAACTTTTGCAGTATTAGAAATATTTAATTTACCACCAGTAGCTAAACCACCAATTTTTTGGAATAAACTGCCACTACTATTTCCTACATTAGAATTTTGATTACCTAATGATTTTATAGCAACAGCAAGATGTTGTAATTGTGTTATTACTTGATATTGCGCTTGTAAAGAAGCATTCAATATACTATTTGTTTGACTTAATTGTGAAGTAACACCTTGTTGGCTATCAGAAAGAGCTTGCTGTATTTGTGGGCCAATACTTGATATTTGTTGTTTTTGAGAAGCAAATACATTGTGTACGTCTTTAAGAATTCGAGACATATTTTCATTGTGTTCATCTGCAGCTTCTCTGAAATTATTTGTTGCGGCATTCATACCGCTTGCTGCTTTTGCTATTTGACTTAGTTCATTTGCCATTAACTGCTACCGTTCATTTTTGCTAGTTTCTCTTGACCTCTAGTCCAGGCAGCTACACCGAGAATTGCTGCAAACGAAAGATGTATTAATCCACCATTTGATAATGTTAAAGGAACCCATGGCGAATAAGTAAATTGAACACCAAGTCCTTTATATATTACTGGTAAAAATATTGTAATTCCAGGAAATCCAATAAAATCCATAAAACAAATAGCCATATAAAGCCAGCCCATCGCTGGTCTCCAATATGCTTTTATCCAATGCTCTTCTGATTCTTTTAATTGTTCATCAACAACTTCTTTATCAATAGAAGTTTGTGCAAGCCCAACAGAAGCTTGAGCTTGTGCAGTGGCCATCTGCATTGTTTGGTTGTTTTGATTATTGTAGTTATTGTTCCCACCATTATTATTGTTATTATCAATAACTACGACAGAAGGTGGAGGAGCTACAGGTGTGGGTGTTGGAACAGCCACATTGCTGATATCAGGCGATGATGGAGGAGGAGCGTTAGGGTCTGCTCTAATTACCATTTTGCTGTCTTTGTTTCGCTTCTTCTACTTCTCTTAGATAATTCATTAACATTTCGATATAAATGTCTCTTTCAAAAGGCATTAAATTTTCAATTTCACTAATGGAATATTTATGATGCTGAGCCATTGAAAAAATTGTTGTAAAATAATTCTGTAAAGAATTATGACTCAGCGCCAAGTAAAAAAATCATTTAACGAATTTAATACGATTTTTCTTTCATTACCTTTTTTATTTGTGTAATTGATAGTGTGTTCTAGTTTAGGAACAGATAGTAGAAAATTCTGAATAGATTCAAAAGTTTTCATATCTAGATTTTCTAAGAAATCTTCTAATTCTTGCTTCTTATAGTTTTTAGATTCATAAACACTATCACCATAATACATTTTATCAATACATCTGATGATCAATTCAAACATATAGTTTTTATCTAATTTAAGAAATTCTTCATCATCATATAAAGATGCTGGAGGATACTTCATAACAATACCAGATTTATCTGTTATTTTAATATTATTTTCTAAATTTTTAGGGTATATAATTTCTATATCATTTAAATCTACAGTAAATGTATAAGTTTCTTCGTCTTCAAAATCTTTATATGTTAGCTTTGCTATGTTATCTACAGAAACAGCTCTGAGCTTTAGAAAGATATATTCTAAATCAAAAACGGCTAATTTGTTAATGTCTAACTTATCATCTGTGCAGCAATTATTAACAATCTGTTTGATTGCTGATAAAATCTCAGCTTGACTTTCGCTTTCTCTAGCCATGAGAAGTAGTTTTTCTTCTTTGACTAAAAATGGTCTAAATTTATAAACCTTTTTCAGAGAAGGTATTTTGATATTATATAAAGGGTATTCAATTTTAGGTAACATATTGTAACTCCATTATGAATTAATAGTTTATTAAACCTGTCGAAAGTGATAAATTATCTATTGCTTCTTGTGATATTGATGATTGTTGACTAGCAGAAGGTGTTGTAACCTCCGAACTTTCAATTGTATATTCTGTGTATGCAATGCCAAGATTTAATCTTAAAAGATTTCCTTGATCTGCCCAATTTAAATTTACTTCTCTCATTGAAGTCGGGAATGCTTCAAATAGATTAATTTCTTGAATTTTTTTACCAAAAATATCATACATTATAATTTGAATGGTTGTAGAATATTGATCTTTATATTCTGCAGTATATGATGGTATTTTGTTGGCTCTACCGCCAGAACGGGCAGAAGAAGTTCCAGTAAATTCATATATTCCTCTTAACCAATTGTGCCAAAACTGCCACATATTACCGTAGCCGTCAGAGATCAAAGAAATACTTGTTTCTGAAAATTGAGCATTCATAGGTTGTTTCTGGGTTGGGCCAACGCCATAGTGGTTAACGTCTGCATTGATTAATGTTATGCCAGGAGTTCTTATAGATTCTGCTCTGAATGATATATCTGCTGCTATATTATTGATCGAAGTACTAGATCCAGTATTATTAATAAAGGAATTGAATAGAATCGGCGGTGGGTTGAGAACAACTTTAAAACGGTTATTTGTTAAATAACCGCTCGCTGAAATATTAGTTTTAAAATTAACTATATTAAATGGCATTTCTATTCCTAGTAAGGTGGCGATGCTTTAGAAGAATATCTTCTATCTGGATTTATTTTCCACATTTGCATTGGTAATAGCAATGCTTTATCCCAGTCCTTTGGGTTAACATATTGAAATGCACTTTTTACATGACCATATAGGTATCTTTTAACACAATTTTCAAACCCAGAGAATTTCGTAGAAGATTGTTTTAGAACATTATACGAAATATTAAGTTTGGTCGAATTATTGTATTTATCATTATTTGCGATAGTATGTAAAGCGTTCATCAAACCAGCTCGCGCTTGTGGTGGTAAATAATGAAGGTTAATTGCTAGAAATCCACTGGTGGAGAAATCTAATGGAAACACAAGAGGAAACATATCATAAAAAGGTAATGTTGCTTTAAACTTAGGGTCATAAACAAACATAAACATTTTACCGATTTGAGGGACACCAACATTCTTAAAGATTTTAAATGGGTCGGCGGTTTCCATTATTTGTTCTTGATTAACTTGATCTTTATTGATATTCATGGCCTGATCGCGATACCAAGCTTGAGCTTCTTGTGTATCGCTGAAAGAAACGCTTTTAGCAGCCTGATTTATTTGTTGGAAAAGATACATTAATACGTAATTCCTAATTCTTTTTCAGTAAAAATAACAAACTTCCATCCTCTATCTTTACAATATTCGGATGCAGCTTTCCACTTAGCTTCATTAATTCCCCATGTTTTAACTTCTGTAAGATATCTTTTTGTCATCTTTTGTTGCCTAACAGGGGGGTTTACTTGTTTAGCTGGTTTGACTTCAATTATAACAGTTTCTTTTACACTATCCTTATTTATTTTAGTTACAATAAAATCAGGATAATATCTATGTATTTTTCCATCTATAGGTGATCTATAATGTATAATAATCTCTTCAGATCCCCATGAAAGGATCTGTTTATCCTCGTCCAATCTCAACATTAATTTAAGTTCCCATCCAGAACGATAAATAATGTTGGTAGGATCACCTTTGTATTTTTGTGGATTTTTGGGTTTAAAGCACCCTTGATATAATTTCATCTTCACCATTTATAATAAATATTCTTCTAATATTTAGCCGATTCTAAGGAACATAAATGCCAATACCATCGAAGCCCTCTGGAGGATTTAAAAGTTATAGTTTTCCAGGAGATCTTGTAACAGCAGATCGAGGTAATGTATTCTACACACAAATTTATTTTACATCATACAGTAATCAATTTAATAGTACTCTTTCTTTAGCGGGTGATATTTTACCTAATTTTTTACAAACTGGTCCTACTATAACTGCTTCTGGTGGATTTAGTTTGCCATTGCCTAATAAAATTAATGAAGTTCAAACTGTTACATGGGAAGCTGCTGATGCAGTTTCTCAAGCAATGTCTTTGGCTCAAGGTGCGGCTGGTGCAGTTTCTGCCAGAGCTGGTAATATTCTTAATAATATTGCAAGTGTATCTGGTAGTGTTGGAGAGTTTGGTGGCGCCGAAACAGGCAAAGCTCTTAATCCCCAATTGTATATGCTCTTCAAATCTCCTAATTTCAAAGAACATCAATTTTCTTGGACATTTACTCCAAATAATGAAAAAGAATCGAATGAATTAAATGATATTATCAATTATCTAAAAAAATATTCTTTACCAAGTAAATCAGGAAATTTTCTTTATAATTACCCTTCAATTGCTATGATACAATTCAAACCAAATGATGCATTTGCATTTAAAATTAAACCGTGTGCATTGGTTTCTGTTAACGTTGACTACAGTGGTGGGGGTAGACCTTCGTTTTTTAAAAATGGTGCACCAACTGTTGTTAATCTTGGTTTAGCATTTAAAGAGATAGAACTTTGGACTCAAGATAATTATAATAAATAAGGTATTAAATGGCTCAGGATAAATATTTCGATAAATTTCCAATAGTTCAATATGGCAATTCAGCATCAAATAATACGGTTGTTGATATTACTAAACGTGTGACTTTTTTAGATGTCGTATATAATAATCCATATGTATTTTATCCATACGATCTTACAGATTTTGAAAGACCAGATCAGTTCAGTTATCGTTATTATAATGACCAGTATAAAAGTTGGATACTATATCTTTCAAATAAAATTACTGACCCTTATTATGGGTGGTATTTGCCACAAGACGAATTTGATAATTTTGTAATCACAAAATATGGTTCAGTCGATTTAGCATCTTCTAAAATAAAATATTATGTTAATAATTGGGCTGACCAAGAAAATATAAGCACATCTAGATATAATTCTCTAACTCCTGGACAACAAGGTTATTGGCAACCTGTTTATGGTTTCAATAACAATATAATGTCATACTCTGCAAAACAAATCGATTGGACAGTTACTACCAATCAAATGGTTTCTTATTCTGTAGGAAATACAAATTTTAATATCGATGAAATAGTTAATGTTGTATTTGATAATAATGATACTGGTCAAGGACAAGTTGTAGCGGCTGCTAATGGTGTATTGTATATTCAGCATACATCAGGTACTACCCTTGCGAACGGTGGTGTGACTATAGCTAACACTAGTTATATTTACGGAACAGAATCAAATGTGAATACTATTTTTACCTCTGCTTCGTTGATAACAACTACAATTGATCCCGCTGAACAAACTTATTGGGTTCCTGTTACATATTATGATTACGAAAATCAAAAAAATGAATATAATAAAACGATTCAGGTTTTAGATAGCACTTATTCCACTGTTATAGTAAATAACATAAAAACATTATTGAGTAATACCTAATGCCAATTGGTGATATTAATTTTCAAACCTTTACTATAGGCAGTTTAGATGTCAACGATTCAACAGCTATTGGGCTTGTTGGTCTTAACATATATGAAGACATATTAAATCCTTTAGGTCCAGTTGGTGAAGCTAGATTAAATGACTTCAATGACGCTGTTGGTAAATCTAATATTAATGGTAAAGAAGATGTTACCATTAGTTTTTCATGCGATCAGGGCGGTGGATCTGCTAGTTTTAAATTTAAACTAATGAAAAATACAAATGGCAATGATGGTTCTATGGAATCAAAAGGTTCTGGCCATAGTAAAAGATCTGACTTTAGATTTGTAAGCCCAGAACTATTAGCTTCCCAAGGTAATTTTATATCAAAGAGTTATAATACACAAACCAGTGAAATGGTTAAAAATATGTTAACTGATTTTTTAAAAACAGATAAATCAGTTGATATTCAAGAGCAAACAAAAGGTAATCGTAGATTAGTATTTCATAATGAACATTTTGCAGATGCTTATAAAAAATTAAACCACGAGCATGTTTCTTCTTCTCATGAATCTTCATGTTATGTTCTTTTTGTTCAGGGTGGTAGCTCTCCAAAATATGTGTTCTCTACATATGAACAATTATTTGAACAAGGACCAGTTACAAAATTAACACAATCTACAACTTTAGCAACTGGTAATATATCAGATAAAACTAAACAAAATTCAATGATTTGGTTTAAGCCATCAGATACTTTTTTTACACCAGCTCGTTCGTTAACAAAACCAAATGAAAAAACATATAATTTAACAACTGGTAAAGCCCATTCGGTACCACCGCAACAACCGCCATCTTTTAAATTTGCAGATGGTCAGGGTGTATTTACTACACCACCTTCAAGCGCAAATGGTGTACCTTCACATACTGTTAATGATCCTTCTAATAATAAAGATGATCCTTCTGTTTCTACTGCAAGAAAAAATAGAGCTGCTTTTCTAGCTTTCCTTTCTCAAAATTCAGCTGAATTAGAAATACCTGGAAATCCAGAAATTACTCTTGGTAGTATGATTGAATTAGATGTTCCTAAAAAAGCTAATCAAGATATAGAACAAGGCGAAACGCAAATTAATGGTAAAGCTTTAGTTGTTTCTATTAGACACAAAATTAAACCTCTAGGCCAAACACCTAGATATACAATGGTACTAAGAGTAGTTAAAGGTTCTTATAAACAAGGTGGTGGTGGTAATGGGTGATTTATACGCTGCAGAAGTGAGAAATATCATGGACCCTTTGAAATCGGGTAGAGTTCAAGTAAGAGTATATGGCCATCATGACGATGAAAATTCTGTTAAAGATGCTGATTTGCCATGGGCATTACCTTTACAGCCAGTAACTTCTGCCGCCACAGGTAAAGTTGGAACTGTACCTGTTGGATTATTAGTAGGTTCGAGAGTTGTGATTACATATTTACACAGTGATACTGCAGAGCAATATCCAATTATACTTGGATCTTTTGCTCGTGGTGCATTGCCAGCTGGAGGATAAAATGTCTATAGATACAGGACCAGATAAAGGTGCAGGTAAAGCATTATTAGATATTATTAGTTTTGGTATTGATACTTTTGGATCTAAAGAAACGCATAAATTAGCACCTAATAATCCTAAAGTAGGTGGTAAACCTGTTGATACTAATCCAAAATATAATAATGCACCTGCAGTAAAAAATGATGCAGGTCAACCTGCAGTTTCGACATCGCGTTCGCAAAATGCACCAAACGCAGATAATCCAACTGTTGCTTCTGCTCCTGCAAATATGAAATTGCCAGACGCTTTAGCAAAAGTTGATCCAAAATCTGTAGCTGCTTCATTAAAAAATATGATGAGTTTACTTAACCTCGTTAAGAGTATTATCAATAGTGCAAGTAGTCATTCTCAAACTAAATCTGTAACAAAAGGTTTTTCTGGCGCTCTTTCTATTCTTGCGAACAAATATGGTTACAGTAAAGTTATAACAGCTTTTGATATAGCGTTAGAAAATAATGGTATTAATCAAATTGAACCTGATTACCAAACTATTGTTAAAGAAGGTATATCTAACTTAATTCAGCAAGTTATGGTTTTCGGCGAAGATAAAATACCAGCTCCAGTTATACCTCCAATTGTGTATGGTACAGTATTACCGCCAGCAAATTTGATAGTTTATTTTGCCAAAGTTCCTAACCTATATGTACAGCAATATTATTCATCAACCAGCGATCCATATCCTGGGTATATTCAGTGGCTAGGACCAAATGGTGATTATCTATATTCTTTAAGACTATCGTATCAATATCCATATGCTTCTGCAGATGAAGAAATATTATCAACTTCCCAGTTAGAAATAGCGGCTGCTTTTGATCCATATATTTTAAATAATAAACCTATTCCTATTTTTATTACACCTACCATAATAAATACTGTTTTGGATATAGCAAGCGCGAATGTTCAAAAAAACGGTATGGAAAAAAATATGGGTAATGGCTCATCTGTTAATATAATGAGCTTATTACCAGAATTGATGGGTATTGCTGGTACTACTTTAAATGTTTCGCAAACTTTACATTTACCAAACTCTGTTTTAAATCAAAGCACAGTTTCTGATTCGTTACAGAAATTTGCGACTAATATTTCTATGGCTAAATTAATGCAATCTAAATCTGCAGGAGCTTTTAATATTCCATCAGCGCTGAGTAGCCTTACAAATATTGCATCACTGGCAGGAGCTTTAGGTTCATTGGGAATTTCTATACCAAGTTTAGCTGCTGTAGCTGGCCTTACAGATATTAGTAGTTTGGGCGCTGTTGCAGATATTACTAAGTTATTAGCTTCTTCTTCGAATGCGCTGAATCAATTGAATTCACTTGGTATATCTCCTTCTGGATTGGCATATGATGCGTATACAGCTGCTGGAGCTACTTCGGCTTCTATAGCTCTTGGTTTACAACATTCTAATGTTTCTTCAGATGCTATTTTAGTAACTGAAAGCATATTAAATAAGGTATTGTGAAATGGGTTTGTTAGATAATTTTAATAAATTTTTAGAAAAAGCTCCATATGATGATGGAAGATCTTCGCCAGATTATCCATGGATTCATGGTATTGGCGGCTTGCTTGGTGATAGAAAAATAGTTCATGCTAACCCAGATAAACCTGATGAAGCATATCATGAAAAAATACATCATGATGGCACTTTTGAACATAAAGAAGCTAATGGTTTATTGAGCAGAATTTCTAAAGAAGTAAGAGAATATGTTTCTGGTGGTCACAGCCATAATTCTGATAGCCATAAAGCAGATCATACACAGGGTAGTAAAAATACTGACGCTAAAGGTGATATGGGAACCGCTTCTGGTGGAGATCATTTTAAAGGGCATGGCGGTAAAGAAATAGGTGGTTCTTCAGAAGGTGGCCACAACCATACAGATGGTGATGATTTTCGTACTTCAAAAGGAAATGTAGTTAGTTCACACGAAGGGGATATGCATACAAATCATGATGGAGATCATGTTTCAACTGTAAATGGTACAAATTATCATACAACAGTTGGTGACCATGCACTTAATGTGCAAGGTGGTCAATTAGATGTGCAGGTGAATAGTGGTAATACTCGTATATATTCGGCTAAAAGTATTTTAATACAAAGTGGAACAGAAATAACTTTAAGAGTAGGTAATTCTACATTATACATTAATTCTTCTGCAATGAGTATTGATATTCCTGGAGTTATTGGTATCGGAGCAAATTCTAATATTGGTGTATTTTCTAATACTAATATTGGTCTTTTTGCGAATACTTCAGGCTCTGGATATGTTAAAATTGTTGGCCCAACTGTTACTATTAACCCACCTGGAGGTTGATTATGAATCATAAATTTGTAATTTTAAATAATGGAATATTAGAAACTTATACTAACTATGATGATATACCTTTGTCATTTGATCATGTGATTGAATTTAAACCATGGATTGATGAAGATCATGATCATGTTCATACAGATCATGATCATGAAGAATTAGCTCAATGGAATATTAAATTACAAGAACTTATGAAAAGGGAAACAAAATAATGCCAGCAGCAACTCGAGTAGATGATGCAGACGTAGCACATTGTTCTGGTATGAAAAGAGCAGTAGGTTCTCCTAATGTTTTTGTCAATGGTAAAGCGTGGTCTAGGCAGGGCGATGTTAATACATCACATTTAACTCCAACAGATGATCCATGCCCTTCTCATACTGCTCCGATAACCACAGGTTCTAATACAGTATTCATTAATGGAAAGGGTGCTGGAAGAGTTGGTGATGCTTTAACAGATTGTACATCAGTGGCGGTTGGTTCGCCAAACGTATTTGCAGGCGGATAAAATGGCAGTAACAAGAGCAGACGTAATATTAAACACCAGAGGCAAACAAGAGTTTTTCTCTGATTTCTTAGATAGTTTTGCAATGACTCCAGTTGGTAATCAACTTGGTAGAGTAGTAGATGCAGAATCTGTTAATCAATCTATAAAAAATTTAATATTGACAAGCACGGGCGAGAGGTTATTTCAACCATTAATTGGTAGTAATATATATAATTCTTTATTTGAATTGAACAGCACGATAGAAGCTTCTACTATTGAATTTTTAATTGAAACAACTATTAAGAATAATGAACCAAGAGCTTCGGTTAATAGTGTTACTGTAATATCAAATCCAGATAATTATACTTTATCTATCAATATCGTTTATAATCTCATAAATAGTAC